ACCAAAGAATGTTTGTACTGGACCTGAACCTAAGACAGCATAGAATTTATCTTCTATTCCTGTAGAAGATTTTTTTCCAGTGATAATAGATTCTGCTTCTTTTTCCGTAACACCTGTTTCAAGTGCTCTGTCTCTTATTTCAGTAAGTCTAACAGTAGCATCGTATGTTGCTGGGTCTAATCCCTTATCCCAACCTTCTCCATAAAGACTATTATAATAATCATTTAATGGGTCTATCTCTTGTTCAGCTTTAGTTACTGCTGTTGGCTTTTGCCCTGGAGGAAATTGTTTTGGAGCGGCAGGTGTTGCTAACGCTGCTGCTCTTGCAGCACGTTCGTTTTGAGCAAGCAGACGACGGTCTTCTGCAGTTGGTTTAGCCAAACTAGCAAGCTGTTGCAGTGCTGGAGTTATTGGATTTATGGGCGGTCTTGGTGCCATTATTTCTTTCCGAATGTTCCTAGTATTAATCTTTGTTCGGCCATGTCAAGAGCAGGTGTTCTTCCGATGTCTTTTGTTATTTCATTTAAGTATTGAGTTGCAGCTGAATTAAATGCAATATCCTTTAATTCTTTTGGCGATAATAATCCAAAGCCTGGAATATCTTTCTTTACAGTTTTTCCTTCTGCTGCAATTCTTCTTGTTGCTGCGTCTGACCTTTTGCCAGATGGAGTATATCCAAAAACGCTTTCTGTAGCCAATGAAGATTGTTCATCTGCATCTGCTTTAATTATTTCTGCTAATGGATGAGCTACTTTTCTATTTTTAAAGTCTGTTTTAATTCCATATTCAAATGTTTCAGGCAAAATACCTCTAGAAAAGAATGGGTCTGCTTGTAAATACTTTTGTTTTTTATTAATAGTATTTTTTTGACCAGCTATTTTTCCATCATATATTTCTTTTGCAGCACTTAATGCTTGATTAAATGTTAAGTTATCAAATGGGGTAACGAGTCCAGCAGCTCTTAGTCTTGCTTTTTCTTTTGGATTAACACTTGCAGCATTGGCTTTAGTAATTGCTGTTTGAATTGTTGTCCACGGCAGTCCCTTATCTACAGCATCAACTATTGATGTAAGCCATGGATTTTCTGGTTTACCATACAATGTAGTTTTAGCTTCCCAATAAGCTGGGCCAGCTTCGCGATACGCTTCAGCCTCTAACTGTCTAACATAGTTTTCACTTGTTGCGCCAATAATATAATCAGTAATAGCTTTTTCGTCTTCAATGTTTGGAAGTGTTACAGCGTTTGGATTAACCAATTGGTTAATAGCTCCAATTGTTTCATTAGTAATGTCTGTTATATCTGACTTACCAAGAACAACAAGTGCATATTTGCGTGCTTGAACTGGGTCTACACCTTTTTGAGTAAGATAATTAACAACTGTGTTTATTTGGTCTTCATTGACTCTTGGTCTTGGTGCCATAATATTATCCTATTCTGTAGGTGCTGGTACACATCTAGACGTTATTGGGTCTTTAACGTATCCTTCTGGACATCCAGTATTTCCAGCTGCTTGCAGTTTTAGTATAGCATCTTGTAGGGCTTGTCTACGTGCTTCAGCATCGCGTTCAGCTTGTAGTGTTTGTGCACCTTGTGTCTGTGCTATTTGTGCTAATGCGGCCAACTGTTGATTTGTTAATGCGCCACGTTGTCTTGTATATTCTGCACCCAATCCAGTTCTTGCTAATAGATTTGCAAGCTCCACTTCTCTTGCTCTTCCTTGTGTGCCAGCAGCTTCTTGTGTTGCTAATACATTCAAAAGATTTTGATAGTTAGCTGCGCCACCTTGTGCTGCTCTATTTAAAGCTTCAATTGTTGGTGCTACTCCTTCTTGAGAAACACCTTGTGCAGCCATATATTGAGCAAGGTCATTTGACATTGCTGGTGTTGGAGTTGGTCCTCTTTGTGCTGCTTGAGTAAAAGCAGTTGCTGGGTTAGCTGCAAGATAATCTCTTAAAGCATTGAAACCAGCTTGAGTTATACCAAGTGCACTTGTTGGGGTTGGAGCTTCTTGAGTTCCACCTTCTCCTTGATAAAGATTTTGTAGAACACTAGCTAAATTACCATACTGCTCACCAATTGCTTTACCAGTAGTTGTTCCATAATCAGCTATAGCTGTTGAAATTGATTCAGGAACTCCTATATTTTTTAGTTGATTTTGAAGTTCTATTAATGCAGCTGACGAACCAGTTACTGAACGCTCTAATGCAGCTTTAGTTGCTGCAAGTTCTGCGTCTTGTTTAGCTTTATTTAATTCATATTCTTTTTGATTTGTTATTGCATTAAGCAGTGATGAGATTGGATTGTACTGTGTATTTTTTCCATACAAACCAAGAAGTTGATTAATGGTTTTTTGGTCTAAACCTAAACCAGCTAAGTTTAATCCACTTGCACCAGCACCAGCTCCTGCACCAGCTCCTACACCAGCTCCTGCACCTGCACCAGCTCCTGCACCAGCTCCTGCACCAGCACCAGCTCCTGCGCCTCCGCCACCGCCACCTGTACTAATTTTCTTACCACATCCGCCACTATCATAAGCTGCGTTTGATGTTAATCCAGCTCTAGGTGTACCAGGTGGGCATATGTTGGCTGCGACCATTCTAGCTGGTTGAGCAGTTTGTGTCTGAACTACATTTCTAACTGGTGTAGGAACTGCAGGAGATACTGTTCTTGCAGGCGTAGCAGCTCTAACTGGCGTAGGAACTGCTGATGCTGCTGCTTTAACTCTGTCTGCAACTACTGGTGGTCTTTTAATTATAGCCATATTTTACCTCAGTGATAGTAAAGCTTGCGCGTCCGCAGCTATTTGTCGTGCTTTGTTTGACTCTATATCAGCCAAATTTTGTTGATAAGATGACAGACCTTGAGCTTCTGCTAAGTCATATCCTCTCATTTGACTAGCTAAATCTTGTCTAGCATATCCTAAATTTTTAGCTCTTTCTCTAGCATAACTTTGTAATGCTTGATTATATACTCCAGAGCGTACACCCATGCCCTGTAATCCTCTGCGGCCATATGATGAAGTAAGCTTAGGTACTTGACCAAGTCCGCCAGTAGCAGTTCTACCAAATGCAGCCTCTTCTAATTGAGTAATAGGACGTTGACCTCTGGTTTCTGCCAGATATCTTTGGTAGGCATTCAGTGCCTGTTGTTGGGCAAAGTTTGTCTGCAGATTTCTACGCTGCTGGTCAAACAAGCTTAAGTCATAAGCCATAAATTAAATCTCCTATTATACTAACGAAATTTTACCTAGAACCACCAAGAAACCACAGAATACTTAGTTCCAGAGGTAACTGGCTTGGCGGCATGCATGTATGGGACCCCAGATGGAAATAATATTAAGTCTCCACCATAAGGTTTATAAGTAAAATTTAAGTAAGGGAAATCTAATTCCCCTCCTTCAAAATTACCATTTAAATAAAGTAACCCTGACACACGTCTAGGAGTTTTAACTCCATCATCCATGTGTCTTTTATATTCACCACCACCAGAGTATTTTAATATTTGATAACCCTGGTCTAGAGAATCCTTTAAAGAAAAGTTAAAACGCGTCATGTAATCGTGAAGGCATTGTTCAAACATATAGTGAACTTGAGCATAAACATCTGCTAATGCCATAACTCCATCATCTTGTTGTTCTTTTAAGGACAATGATTCTTTTTTACGGAGATGAAGAAGTTCATTAGTTCTCCATGGGTCTTCTTCATTGCCGGCGTCTTTAACTACTTTAGCTTTTTCCCATTTAATTATTTTAGATTGTTCTTCTGCAGAAATAATATAATTTAACATTTCTTCTGGATTATTAATATAATTTCTATATATTACAATCCCATTGTGTTCTATAGAATTAATCATTACCAAAAATTTAATGGACAACTAGCTTCTTTTAATTTTACTTTTAAGTGCATAAAACAACCGCACTCTTTGCACTGTTTGGTTGCTTTAATTAACTTAGGACATTCAAGACATACTTTAAATCTAAGTTTAGCTTGCTCATCACTTGCCTTTGGTACACCAGGATTTAAAACATCCCAAGGTCTGGTGTCACCTAACTTCTTTTTATATTCAGACCAAGCAGACATTAAATCGTATCCTCGATTCCAATAAACTTTTCTCCGTCCCACAAATCACCATGTGCTGGTATATTATCAGGCGAAACTTCAATAAAGATTGGATTAGATTTATATATTGCTATGTTCATTTCGCGGTCTTTTGGAAAAGCTATAAAAGTTGCTACTTCTCCATCTACCACTACTGCAAATTGAACCATGTCTTCTGGTTTTATTTGTTCTTGATGCATATTACTCCTTCGTAATAATTATATCATATTTTAAAATAGACAGCCGCCACCTTCACATGCTGTTTCAGAACATATATTACCGCAACTATCGAAGCATCGTGTACTTCTGCAGTTTCCTCCACCACATCTTGTGTTGTCGGTTACACAGTTACCGCATCCAGTACATGATACAGGTGTGCAACATCCACAAATTCCTGGTCTGTAAGCTCCGTTGTATCCGCCTTCTCCTGGACATCCCCCACAACTGCCTTGATAGTATTCATAACTTAATTCTCCAACACAAGTGTATCCAACGAAAACCAAGTTGCAGTTACATGGTGGTGGTGGAGGTGGTGGTGGTGGGCCAGGTGGAGGAGATGGAGGAGCAGCTGGCGTAACGGAGTTAGATGATGCAGAAAGTGCAGATGCCACACCATAATTAGTAATGGCTCTTACAGCAAAAGTATAAGATGTTCCGTTTGTAACTCCAATGGTAAATGGACTTGATGATGCTACGGCGTTTAAATTGCCAGGAGTAGAATAAAGCTCATAACTTACAGTTCCTTTACCAATATAAGTTGATGGCGTAAAGGTTACTGTTGCTTGGGCGTTTCCAGCCGTAGCTGTACCAATTGTTGGAGTACTTGGAACTCCACCACCAGTTAATACAGCAATTCCGCGCATTATGAGCTCAAGTCCCCCATGAGAACCCAAAGATTTTCGCCTCGTTTAAGAAGCGTAGCAGCTGACCATTGGGCACGAAGGTTAAGTCCAGGAGTTGCATTGACAGTTACTCCTGTGTCTCCAGCCACAATTGCTGCACCTGTGTTTGCGCGAAGAATTGTTATTCTTGTTCCCACGATAAATGGAACTGATGCGTTTGTAGGAACGGTTATAACAATACCTGAAGTGGAGTTTGTTTCAATAATAACACCATCATCAATTAAAGCAAGTGTATAGTTACCTGTTTTTGGGTTTGTTTGTGTATGGTCAACAACTGCGTTCTGAGTCGTTAAAGATGAACCAGTTGCCACACCAATGTTAGGTGTAGTAAGTGTTACTGACGAAGCAATTTTGTTTGTTGTTACAGCTCCAGTTGCAATTTTGCCAGCTGTTATTGCTGAATCCGCAATATCTTCTGTATTGATTGCGCCGGCGTCAAAGTTTGCTCCCTCTGACAAATCTTCAACAAAGTTCTTTACCGTAGTAAAGTTTGCATTCATTTGATTTGCGTCAATTACTTGACCATTTGTAAATGTATTAAGACCACTTAAAGTTGTCATTACTTTTGACTCCTTACTTTTCTTCTCTTGTATTTATAGGCAATTGAATTTAATCCCCATTGTCTACCAACTGTTCCAGTAGTAAGACCTGTCGGTCCTATAAACTCAAGTTGTGTAGCTTTAGCTCTTTTTAGTCTACCACCTCTTTGAATGCCTTCTCTAAGGTCGCTTTCACCGAAAGTGGCAGTACCAAAAACTCCTGTTCCCCACGAAGAGCCAGATTGAACTGGCATTAAGTCTATTGTATGACTTGTTGTTATTAATTCGCTGTTAAAGTCATGATATACGTTAACGACTATTTGTGTATTTTCATCTACAGGACGAACAACATACAAACTTCTTTCAAATGTTTTATTTTGTACATAACGGTCATCATAAAACCATGAAGTTGTATAGTTTGTAGTAAAGTCGCCTAATCCATCACCTTCTGGAATATCATCTGTTTGATTTTGTGCAACGTTATCTGAATAATCAAATTCATCTACATACATTATGTATTTAAAGTTATCATTTGGGTGAATCATTAAATGCCAAATTTCACCAGTGGAATCAGTCCAGTCAACACCAGATAACAATCCATAAGGAAGTATTACGCTGGGCGTTGCTGCATTAGCATAAGCGGCTGATTGATACATTGTAAATGCACCAGATTGACCGATAGATGGGTCAAATATAAAATTCATATTAGGATAATCAACTGCAGTGCCAGTGTTTCTAATATCAAATGGAGCTGACATCCACAGTCTATCATTAACATAAGATAAAGTTAAATCTGTTAATCTGTTTGCATTTATTCTATTGGTATCAATAACTGGTTTTAAGCGGCTAAACAAATCTTGAATACCATTACGGTTATAGAATAGTAATCCAGCAGGGTAGTCAAAGAAATATGCTCCACCAGCACCCTCGACAACATGTTGAGGGTATTGAATTCCCACAGTTGTAGAAAGCTCTACAAGCTGAAATGAATCAACATCATAACCCATAAGCAAGTAAACTGCTTTTGGTTTAAATATTAATAATTGTCCATCAACTATTGCAAGCCCGCGAATACCTTCTCCACCAGCAACAATATCAATGTAGTCATCCTGGAACCAGTTTTCTGGTGAGTTTTCATGTGACCAACGAATTCTATTTGGATGGTCAACTAAGGTTGGTGTGGCATCGTCGTTTAATTCTTTTGTATTTGCAACAAATAATTTATTAGCGTGAGCTCTTGCATGCTCTGCTCTTGGCATATAGCCACCAACTGGCAATTGATAAGGCTGCCAAGTTGGACCAGATGCCAATAAGGCTGTTGCATAAGTGTCATTTTGATTCCATTTATACATTTGACTTGCGTCTTTTCCAACAGCAATATAAATTGTATCAAGCCATTGTGTAACGCTTGCGCCATTTGTTGATTTAACAGCAACATCATTACCAGAAGAATATTGTATAGTAGAAAAATTAGAACCAGATGATTGATAAACTTTACCATCTGTTGTATTTTCTTTTCCTGTATTTAATATTATTCTTGGTGTTGTAGCATCTTTATAATTAAAAAGTCCTTTTGGATTCCAGTTACCGCTGACTTGTGTAGCGTGCTTTTTGCTGTAGCCAGCACGGCTGAATATACCACCACGTGGGTCAACATCAAGATTTAATATAAATGGTGATTCGTTCTTTGCCAACTGAAATTGGTCAGCACGAAAGTTTAAACCACCAGTAAAATCTCTGACTTGGTCAAAAAGAATTTGAGCCATTTATAACGCTACTCCTAATGGATATGGTGCACCTGGTAATACACGGAAGTTTGGTGCATCTGACCACCACCAGTCATATGGAGTAAGTTGTAATCCACCAGACATAATAAGCTGTCTATTGCTTGATGGTGCAGTAAGGTTGCCTTGAATAATTGCAATAGCTCTTTCAAAACTACGCATATATTCATTAGCCATCTCTGGGTCTTCCTGGAATTGGAAGATGCGCGCCATAACATAATTGATTAATGGAAGTTGCAGCTGTGGAGATATATCTATTGCTAGACCTTCGTCCTGCATCCATTCTAGTGATGGATTACGAAAACCTCTTAGAGTAAATGAATAGTTATTATCTGGTTTTGGCCAAAGGTTTACTTGGTCTGCCCATATTGAAAAGTATGCAGGGATTCCTTGTTGGTCTTGTGCACCAACCCAAAGTGACTCTGCTTTAGCTTGGTCAATATAAACTAGTGCATTGCCTTGATAGTTTGGGTCGCTGTTAACTACAGCTATTATTTGAGATATATCAGTAATTGCTTTTGATACGCTTCCTATTGGAGTTGGTTGCGTTTGGATAAAACTAGTGTATGACCTAACGTTTTCTATAACACCAAACCCATAAGTTGTTTGATAGTACGGCCAACGAGTACTTAATGCTACAACTTTTTGAAAACCTTCTTTAATAAAACCATTGACAAGGTCAGTTGAAATATCATCATTTTCATCAAAACCAATGTCTAGGTCAGAAAGTTCACCAATAAACGTACGCATTTGTGTTAGCGTAAGATTGGCATTAGAAAAGTTTATAGCCATTTAAAACTCCTACTCTGAGGCTTCTTCTTCTTTATTATTTTCTTCTTTTTCACCAAGCTTATTTAATGCATTCAAATGACCAATGCAATAGTCTGTGCCTTTTGCTTTTGGTGCCTTGCATTCTTCTTCTTTTTTGTTCATTGCCTGACATAAACCACGCTTATAATGTACGCCACCGTAAGCAATACCTGATGGTGGAGCAATCTCTACGCCTTGGCCGTGATAAGCTAAACGACCATTACCCACATGACGTGCTCCCTCTACATATCCATATGGTTGTGTGCCAGATAATCCCTGGCTTTGGCTTTGCATTTCTTTATTCATATTATTATCTCCTTCGAATTTAAAGTGTCTTATTGTAGAACATGCCACCAGAGGCTTTTACCCCTGGTGGCATGCGTCCTAGGTAGCAGGATTATTCGTTGTCGCCAACAAATACGCGTCTCCACTTCAAAGTGGAAAGTGTACCCTTAGCAATGATGGAGGATGCATTTTCTGCAATTCCGCTAACTCCAATGAAGCCATCTGCTGATGGTGTGATTACACCAACAACAAATGCCTGGTTCAAACCAGTTGCCAAAGCAACAGAGGCTGAACCATGGTCTGGAGTGTTGATTGCTACGCAAGCTGTGCGAACAAGAGTCGTTGCATCAGTATTGTATTCTGAAATGAATGCAATTGCTGATGGGGTTGCACTTGCTGTAATTGAGAATGCTGCTCCGTCAGTTGCAGCTGCTGCTGAGTAAACAACACGAGCTTCAAACTCGTATGTTTCGCCAGCTTTTCCATACCATCCGAAGTCTTGGTCATCAAGTGCTGCGTATGATACACCTACTGTTACGTCTGCTGCAAGAACGTTTGTTCTTTCAACAATGAATTTATTATTTGTTGCCATAGTTGTACTATGCTCCTTATCTCTGTTAGATAGATTACCTAACTATGTTGTTTGTTTATTTTATTAAATAGCTGGCACTGGGAGAGTTGCCCGAAGGATGACAACCTTTAAACTCCCAGCACCAACTACATCTTTAGCTATTATGCGTAGCTAGCGTCTGCTGTCAAGTAACCCTGACGTTGACGGTTGCTGCAGGTCAACTGACCATAGGCCAACACGAGGGCATAACGGGCGTCTACGCCAGCTACAGTGCCGTTCATGAAGTCTGTGGTGGTGAACCAGTAGCCGTTTAAGCCGGTGAGCTTGAGGTACTTCGTGTTAAGGAAGTACATTGGCGCATCGGATGTGTCGGTTGCCAATTCAAGGTCAAACACAACTGGAGTCTGCTTGAACATCAAGTTCTGGAATCCAGAGTTTGCCTTGCTTACGTCCTGGTAACGGACTTGGTTGGTCAACAGTGACTCATACTTCTCAAAGAGGCTGTTGTTAGTGACGATGAGGTCAGGAACATCAGAACCCTTTGATGCACGGTTGTACACGTCAGCCATGTTGTGAAGTGCAAGTGTTGCACCCATTGTGGTGCCCTGTGTTGGGTTCCACCATGTGTTGCTTGATGCATCAATGCCACCAACTGTGTTGTTCTGGGTAGCAACTATGTTACCAAGACCATTGAAGTCGGTTCCAGCTGATGCTGAACCATAAAGCTGCTCGTTAAGAGTGGTCTTAAGCGACATTTCAGCCTGCATGATTTTTGCATTCAACAGTTTGATGATTGCCTCGGTGCCACGGTTCTTTGCTTCTTCGATACCGCTGATTGCGATAGAAGCAGCCATCTGCTTCCAGTCGTATTCAGCAGCTGAGATGCCTTCCTGTGGGGTAAGGTCAATTGCATCGTAGCCACTGTAGGTAGCAACAGTATCGTTTACTGCGTACATCAATGGTTCTACGATTTGGGTGCCGCCCTCTTCAACACGGACACGTCCGCGCTCATTGAGGTGGTTCAAAAGGACAAGGTCCTTGAAAATGTTATCAACCAGCGTTGGCTGGTAGTTTTGCAACGTAGTTGATAACAGTGAATTAAAGTCGGGATTTCCGGCCATTTTATTTCTCCTGTTTGTTTAGATGTTGAGTGTCTTCTTGGCCTGTTCAAAGGCTTCAAAGACTGACGTTGGTTTAGCAGCTTTTGGTGCGACCGAGTTTTTGTTGGAAGAACCACCAGAAACCACTGATGCCGAACGTTTTGCGTCAACTCTAGCTTGCTCTTCTGCCAGTTTCTTGCTGGCTTCAGAAGCTTTAGAATAAACCTTATCAAAAGTAATCTGTTTAAAGACTGCCTCTAAATCGGTTGAACCGGTTGCTAGAGCCTTGGCTACGACTTCATCAGCGTTAAAATCATCACCATATTTGCTTTGCAAAGAATCAATAGTTTTAGTCAACTCATCCATAGCTTTCTGTTGTTCGAAAGCTGCGATGCGTTGTTCTAACTGTCGAAATTGCTGTTCAGCTGGGTCTAAATACTCTTCCTCTTGGCTTGGAGCACCTACACCATATTGCTGTTGCAACAATTGCAAGGTAGCAGCTGGGTCATTTTGCAGAGCTTCTGCTAATGCACTAGCATACTGTACTTGCTTTCTTTGTTCGCTAAGTTCCTGTGTCTTACGGGTATAATCCGCCTGACGCTGGTACCCAGCTAGAGCCTCCTTAACTGGAACTACAACTTCTTCTCCATCTACTTGGAGCTTGATGACTTTGTCAGCAATCTCTGTATAGTCAAAGAGTTCTAATTCTTGTTCTGGAGTTTCTGCTATGACCTCTGTCACTTCATCGACTTGTCCGTTTGCATCGGGGTCAACTACGTTTTCAGGGTTAGCATTATTATTAATATTATTATCTGTCATTGATGGAGTCCTATCCTTCGTTGGTTATTCCTATTGTAGACATTAAGCCTACACTATAGATATTTTTTTTACCTATTGTTTTACTGGCCACCTTGTAAAGCGGCTAATAACTCTGGCGGTAAGCCAGCTAGTTCAGGTGGTAAACCCTGTACTTGTGGTATAGCAGCTTCAGGTGGTAGTCCTTGTCCACCTAATAGTGCTGCCAATAATTCGGGTGGTAAACCAGCCAATTCAGGCGGTAAACCTTGTCCAGCTTGTTCCGATTGCATTGCTGCCATATCATCTGGAGTCATACCAGGTGGTAAACCTTGGCCCTGTAATACTGCTTGGTCAGGTGTCATACCTTCTGGAGATGGAGCTGCTGGAGCCTGTTCTTGTAAGAAAGAACCTGGGTCTTTAACCCCAAATCCTTGCGATAATACATATTCAGCCAGTTTAGAAAGATTTACAAGTCCAGCTTGAGCAAATGGTTGCATTGCCGAAACAATCTGCAACGCCATGTCTCTACGGAAAGCTTCATTTCTTGGAGCTGTAGAACCAGCCTCAACATTAAAGTCAAACTCACCAGAAATATAATCTTTGTCAAATCTTAACCATACTGGAGCATTTTCAGTACCTATAATTCTTACAGTCTGCTCTCCAGTCATAAACTGCTGAGCTAGCATAATAAGATTAGAAGCACATTGGGCTATAGCATTTTCAATGGTTACAAGTTTTTCAGCTACTCTAGCATTACCAGCTTCAGCAATGATTGATGCTTCGCGGGCAGTTCTAGTTGTTTCTGGAATAGCACCACGCTGGTATTCAGATACACCAGAAACTCTGTCAATATCATTTTGAATTAATGATGACTGGTTATAAAACTCTGGTGGGTTAATTAAAGCCGGCATTGGTACAACAACGTTATTTAAATTCTCTCCAGTTTTAACTGGAACGATTACGTTGTCATCGTCTGATGCCAAAGCCTGACGACCATCGTCATCAAATGCTGATTCTTGGAACAACCACTTACGGCTGTAACGCTTTCTATGCAACATCATCTGTGTACGAGTTTCGTTTAATTCGTACTGCAATGGTTCAATTGCTTCTAGTTCTCCCATTGGATAAAAGAATCCAGGGATTTCGTAGTTACGCAACATAAAGAAAGGATGACCAAATACATATGGCATCTTTACTGGTTTAATTAAAAACTTGTCTCCACCTGAGTTAGAGAATACACACATCTCACCAGTGTCAATATTATAATATTCAAATATATCGCAGTAAGCTTCATCTGGATTAGAACTAGCTGATTCTTGCCTTGTCATATTTCCATAATCACTATTTCCATATTTTTGATAAGATGATGGACTTAGTTCTTTTCTTGCGGCGGCATCATAACGCTTGTCAATCTTTGCATCTTTTAATGGACGACGAGTACGTTGTGCA